TTATATAGTGTTTATCACCACTGTAAATAAGTCATATCAGAAACGAATGTTTGTGCATGAATTGAAACGTCGTAATGATTCGCTGCCTGTTATTATTAAAGGAGCTCGCGACAAATATGCTAAGGATTTATTCCAAATAGCAGCAGGAGTCGCAACTCTTTATTTTATGGCAAAAGTATACAAGCATTATGTAGCATTGAAACCTACCCAGAGTGCATTAGAACCTGAGAACGAAGAAGAAGTAGTCGAGCGCGATGAGCAGCCCAATCCGTGGGCTGGCTTGTTTCAGCGATCGTTACCAACGAGTGACTATTCTAAACGCGTTAGTGTTGACCAACTTCAAAAGATGGTTGAGAACAACTTAGTGTATGCTAGTTTGGATTCTGGTGGGGACTTGCGGTTGATGGCAAATTTACTCTTTTTGAAGAGTAATTTGATATTGATTCCAAATCATTATTTTGATGAGGGAGATACGTTGATTGCAACATGTTATAAAGAACAATCACAGAATGTGGGTGGCAATTTTGTCACACGGTTGTGTAAGAGCTCTTCATATCATGTGCCAGGCACTGATTTACGAATTTGTTATTCAAGTACTGGCGGTTCTAGAAAGAATATAATTAAATATCTACCTTTAAGTCGCAATTTGCGTCAGTGTCCTGGTCGTATGGTTTGGCGTCACAAGAAGGGTGACATTTTGAAAATGCTCGCCACTTTGGAGCCTGGTATTGTTACTAATGGCACCCGTAATTTTGAGGGTGTCTTGTATCGCAATTTAACACACAACACTTTTAATGGTATGTGTGGTGGTACATGGATTAGTGAAACTAAAGATCCATGTATAGCAGGTTTCCACTTGGGTGGAAATGCTGGTTTACCCCGTGGTTGTGCGGGAACACTATCTCAAGATGATGTAGAAAATGCTATTAAAGAGCTGGAAGCTATTGATGGCATACTACTTAGCGGTGATGGTGAAAAGTTTGAGCCTCAAATGCTTGGTGAAGTATTTGTGACTCAAACTCCTGTACATCCCAAAAGCCCAATGAATTATTTACCAGAGGGCTCACAGTTCGAATATTATGGTTCGTGCATTGGACAATCAACGTCGCGTAGTGATGTTAGACGTACACCAATGTCGAATCATATTGAAACTGTTTGTGGTATCCCCAATATTTGGGGTGCCCCCAAGATGCAACCGGAATGGTTTGGTTGGCAAAAAGCATTAGAAAATGCTAGCCATCCCGCTATTCCCTTTCCCCATGATTTATTGGAAGTGTCCATTAGTGATTATAAATCTGATCTCGTAGCTTTGATTAAGCGTCGTATGTGGCGCAGCATTAAGCCATTGAATGATCATGATAACTTAAATGGTATTCCAGGGTGTAAGTTCATTGATGCTATTAATTTGAATACTGCCATTGGCTATCCTTTGACAGGTAACAAGAGGAAACACATTATTGAAAATGAACCCAATCCAGATGGATCTCTCAACCGTGAATTTGAACCTTTGATTAGGGACGAGATTAAGAGATGTGAGGATTTATATCGTGAAGGAAAACGTGCTTATACTGTAGCAAAAGCCTGTAAAAAGGATGAGGTATTGCCCGTAGCCAAGGAGAAGTGTCGTATATTCTATGGAAATCCCATAAGTTTGACTTTCTTGGTTAGGAAGTATTATTTACCTGTGTTACGGTTTTTACAAATGAACCCATTAAAGTCCGAATGTGCTGTTGGAATAAACAGCCATGGACCAGAGTGGGATGAATTTTATAAGCACGTTATGCATTTTGGAAAGGATCGCATCTTTGGAGGCGATTATGGCAAGTATGATCAAAAGTTACCTAGTCAGCTACTATTGGCCTCATTACGTATATTAATCGATTTAGCACGAGAGTGTGATTATACCGATGAAGATATTGCTATTATGAAAGCCATGAGTGGAGATTTAGTATATTCCTTGATAGCTGTCAATGGTGATTTGATTGGCTTGCAATCAGGCACGCATATTTCAGGTAATTCATTAACTGTCATTTTGAATGGCATTTGTGGGTCTTTGAATTTGCGAGCTTATTTTTATTCACGTTACCCGTCTGATATTCCATTTCGTGATGCAGCACATATGATGACATATGGCGATGATAATATTGGAACAGTTAGTGAGAAGTACCCCGAGTTTAATATTAAGGGTTGTTCAGAATTCTTGGCTAGTTATGGTCAAGAATACACTATGCCAGACAAAGAAAGTGAATTGGTCCCATATTTGAAGGAAGAGGATTTTGAATTTTTGAAGCGAAGCAATGTGTACCATGAAGCATTAGATTGCAACATTGGTGCATTGTCTGAGAAATCAATTTTCAAATCCCTGCATTGTTATATGAGACCTAAAAAGTGTCCTTTAACACCACTTGAAGCTTGCTCACTCAATATTGATGGGGCATTACGCGAGTGGTTTAATCATGGACCAATTGTCTACGAAAGTCGTAGACAACAAATGGTCGAGGTGGCTACACTTATGAATATAACTCATATGTGTATGGGACTCGACCTATCCTACGATGATAGAGCACGTGAATGGAAGAGGCGTTACATCGAGAAGGAATTGCCGGCTGAACTCATTGATTATGAATTTCAATGTCAGTCAGGTCATGAAGAGAGCGATTTATACATGAAAGCCTTCTCAGAAGTTGAGATGACAATTTTGTGTGTGAATGCTGTCTTCTTACACCAAGATTTTGGTGAAGTTGACATATTGTTTGTCAAACCAATACAAGGTGTACCGCATTATCTGATAATTGAGATAAAAGATTCATATTGTCAGAATATGCGAAGAAAAGGGCGAGCGCAACTTAGGAGACAGTTGCGGGCCCTCAATACCATCAAGCCAATGACACCTATTTTAGCTGTGTTGTTAACCCCTCATGGCTATGAATTAGTAGATGAAGCTGGTGGAATTGGAATGTGGCATACGATACGTTTGCCATTCAACCCGACCCAATCAAGTCGTGAAACTGATTCCCAGTTAACCTTCTGATGGTAGCAAAAAGGTCTATGTGTATATGGTTACCTATGATTGTATATTTCGTGTTTCATGTATTATTGTATGGCTTTGCACATTGAGATACCAGCCTCGTCTGGTACCCCTATTTAGGGGAGGGCTCGTCACCCACTGTAAATACGACCTGACCTGCAATAAACATACGCAGTGATCTTGTAAATAAATGTTTGGAAATTGTGTAAAAGACAAAAATTTAAACAAGCCTGAGAATGCTATAAATTCTACACAGGGCGTGGCTGTGGATTCAGCTGCACGTCCCGAACTCGTACGTAGTGCGGAGATTGACATCCCATTTAATGATGATTTATCAGAAGATGAGAATGAGTTTGTTGATGTTACTAATCTCTTGTCTCGTGTGAGGGCAAATACGAGTACCCAGGCGACTCGTGAAAAGACGCCTACGCCGGATGGTTGTTATGGCTGTGGTCTATTCAAACCGCAGTCTGGAACCGTTTCGGCTCTTAAAATGTATTCAGCACCAACAGCGCATAAAGAACATAATGTGCGCTTTCGTGACCAGATGGAGAATTACGTTGTGGACATTGCTAGTGGTAGTGATGACATTCATACCCACCGTGATACCAATGATGCTGATTTGAATGCATTTTTCTCGCGACCCCTTAAAGTGGTCGAATATGAGTGGGGCACGGGCCTCACACTGTTCGATTTCTTCAACCCTTGGAAGTTGTATTTTGAGAACGTTAGAGTGATTAACCGTATTTGCAACTATAAGCTTTTGCGTGCTCGTTTGCACGTTAAGTTTGTTATTAATGGTAACGGTTTTCATTATGGCCGTGTCATGGCATCATATTTGCCATTGGCTGCTCTCAATGATTTTACGACATCTGGACTTGTTGCTCCTGATGCTGTAATTGAGAGTCAGCGCCCGCATGTATTTTTAGACCCAACCACTTCTACTGGTGGTGAGTTGATTTTGCCATTCTTTTGGCCAAAGTCATATATCGATATACCACAAGAAGAGTGGAATGTTATGGGTGAGATTACATTGAGATCACTTAACGCACTCAGACATGCCAATGGAGCTGATGACAAATGTACTATTTCCATATTTGTCTGGGCTGAGGATGTTCAACTTTCGGGTTTAACTGCCAACGAACCTGGAGCATTGCTGCCCCAAAGTGGTACAGAAGTCGATCAAGCCAATATGAAGGGGGCTATTTCAGGACCAGCAACTGCTGTTTCTGAGTTAGCTGGTAAATTGGCTAGTATACCTGCGATAAGTAAGTATGCTAAAGCGACGCAACTTGGAGCTAGTAGTCTAGCGTCAGTGGCTAAAGCCTTTGGGTACTCTAAGCCGCCGATGACCGTTGCTCCTACGCCTATGCGTCCTACATATGGATCGTCTTTAGCTACGGTTACGACACCTGACACCTCGCATAAATTGACAATGGATGATAAACAGGAATTGTGTATAGATCCCACCACGACAGGGTTGGGTAGCACAGATGAAATGGTGATTAAAGAAATTGCCTCTCGTGAATCATACTTGACGACTTTTGCTTGGGATTTAGGCACGCCAAACGAGGACATGCTATGGAATGCCGTTGTAACACCTGCTCAATATCGAACATTTCCAGGACCGCCAGTCAATTATTTCTTACCTGCATGCTGTTATGCAGTTATGCCGTTTAAATACTGGTCTGGTTCTATGAAGTTTAGATTTCAGATTGTAGCTTCAACATTCCACAAGGGTCGATTAAAGATTGTTTACGATCCTACGAGTACTGGAATAGCTGAATACAACACTGTTTATACTGAAATTGTGGATATTGCAGACACGCAAGATTTTACCATTACCGTCACAAATAATCAATCCAGGGATATCTTGGATTACCGAACTCCATGTGGCAATGGTGAAAATTTTGTACATGGTGTCAATCCTATTTTGGTACCTGGTCAAGGAAACGGAACGATTTCTGTTTATGTTGTTAATTCCTTGACTACTCCTAACTCAACAGCTGATGCAAATATTGAGGTGAATGTATTTGTTTCTATGGGTGACGATTTTGAAGTTTATGTCCCCACAGATACTATTTCCCCCTTTCACTTTTTACCTCAATCAGGAGCTGAAGTTGTACCAGAGTCCCAGGAAACTGAGGAGCCCTCTGCACCATTTCAGACAAATTTTGATCATTTAGGTATGTCTGGAGATAGTGCCAATGCATTAACTAGCGTCTACATTGGTGAGTCCGTCAAGTCATTTCGACAACTCGCCAAGCGTTATGTATTGTGGCGCTCCACGCCAACAGCATCTGCTGCCACTAATGGGCAGTACATTGCTAATATTAGGCATCCTGCTTTACCCATTTTACGTGGCTATGATTTATCAGGGCCTGACGGTGGTTATAATTTATTTAACACCACTTTTGTTAATTGGGTACGTATGCCTTATGCTGGTTGGCGAGGCTCAATCAGGTACAAGTGTGTTGCTCGTACCTCGCCTTCT